TAGATGCCCAAAATGAAATTAATAGACAAGCTGATGTAGAATTAAATAGGTCTTCAACTCTTGCACAAGCACAAGCGAATTCTGATGAAGAACTTGCTGCTATTAAAGCTGCTTTTGCTTCCCAGAAATTAACTCAAGATTTGAATCAGGAAGCTCAATTACTTGATGCAACAAATCATTTAACAGAATTGGGTCTACGGAGACAACAGCTTATTGCTCAGAATTCTGCTGCTGCAACTAAAGCCATAATAGCAGCGGGTGACAAATCAAGGAAAGCACAGGAGAAACTTGACAAAGAAGAACTACAAGCCCAGAAAGATAAGTTTGCAAAACGAAGGGAAGCAATAGCGTTTGCACGGGAACAGGAAATTGTTGCAGCAGAAAGAAGAGTAGATTCAGGGGAAGATTCTCAATTTGAATTGGGACAAAATATCTTTGCTGCCAATCAACAGGCTATTGCAGACCTGACAACATTACGTGATGCCCAGATTGCTTTTAACGAAACTGCTCAAGATGAAGATGTAGCTTTAAGCATTCGTAATATCGGGGTGGAAATTGAAAACCTTGCACAAGTGGCGAATGTTAATTTTGAAAAAATAAAATCTCAGGCAGTAGATGATTTGGCAGGTGCATTCGGTGCTATTGTCGATGGAACCAAAACAGCTAAGGAAGCATTCTCTGATTTTGCCAGAAGTTTTATTGCCCAGATTGCCCAGATGATTCTTCGTGCTCTGGCACTCAAAGCTGTGAACGCTGCTCTGGGTTCGGTGGGTGGTGCGGGTGGTGGGTTCGGTTCCTTCCTCTCATTGTTAGGTTCTAAAGGTGGACTATTTGAAACTAAGCAACTTGCTTTTGCGGGTGGTGGTAGAGTCTCAGGAAGGGGAACTTCAACTTCAGATTCTATCCATGCCAATTTAAGTGATGGTGAATATGTCCACAATGCCAAAGCTGTAGATCACTACGGTTTGAATTTTATGGAAGCAGTCAACAGATTGAAATTGGATGTGAATACAAAAGGACTTCCAAATTTTGCAATCACTAGACCTAGAAGAATGAGTTTTGCTGAAGGTGGTGCGGTTAGCTCTGGTTCCCAAACAAAAGAATCTTCTGCCCCACCAAGTTCACTACGAATAATTAATGTCGCTGATATGGAAGCTGCTCAAGAATTTGCTAGTAGTCCTGAAAATGAAAAAGTGATTTTGAATATCATGCGTAGGAATTCAAGCCAAGTTAAACAATATTTGAGGTAGGAAAAGACATGCCAAACGTACAAGGCTTGATAGCCAATGACCATAAAGATTTAATGAACAAGGTTCGCCAGTTCATAACAGGCTATGGGACTTTTCCTGCTCCGGGATATGTCGGTACTGGTGATGGAACCATAAGTGATGTTGCTTCCCCGCCCCCCTCTTTAGCTCAGACTTGGACTATAGCCTGTACTTTGGGGGGTGGTGTGGGTGTCGGTATCTTTTCTGTTACGGGTTCCACATCTGGTGCTCAGGCTGCTGCAACGGTTGGGGAATTCTATGATGGTGCGGGGGGTCTGATTGAATTCCTGCTGAATGATGGGCCTATTGATTTTGTAATAGCTGATGCGTTCACTGTGGTTATCACTGAAGGTGCAATGATTACAGTAAGTCAAGAATGGGCGCAAGACAGGTGGGTTCCTGCCCCAAATGATGTTCTGACAGGAACCAATTTTGATATTCCATTAAATGTTTTTAATGCTAGGGGTGATACTGGATTTTCTGCTGTTAGGGCAGCACAAACTACTGCTATAGCACAAATGCAATTTGATGATGCTGTTGAATTTGATCAGTACACTTTGGCTGCTCAAGGTCAGACATTTACTGCAACCAATCAACCGCGAAATTGGACATTTGAATGGTCTGATGATCTGTCAGGCCCGTGGACTGTAGCTGATACCCAAGTGGATATCCTTGCAGGGCAATGGACTGGTGGGGTTGAAAAGAATTTTCCATTGACTTCACCCGGCAGACACTTCAATTGGCGTTTGAATATCACTCTTAATAATGGTGGGGTTGATGTTGATCTGGCATATCTGGAAGCACGGGTAACAGGGGATTTAGATAATTATTTAGCGGAAGGTCATCTTCTTGTTACGGGTCAAGGACTTTCTGCTACTGATGTCATTCCTGTGGGCATGGCAATTTTAGAAGACCCATTTGAACCATATTTTAATTGGAGATTGCAGGGAGCAATAGCATTTGATGATGCAGAGCCATTTCAAAATCAACCGGGGGGAAGTCCTCAGAATGGTGGTGCTTACTATGTATTAGATGATGGTACTGTTACATATTGGATTGTTGCCACGGGCAGATACTTTACTGTTGTGACCAAGATAGGCACGGTCTATACATCAATGATGATGGGCTTTCACTTGCCTTATGGCACTCCTGCTGAGTATGGATTTCCATTGGTAATTGCAGGTAGTGGGAAGAATTTAACGGGAGACCCATTCCATTTTACTCTGGCAGATAATCGTTTTAGGATGTTCTGTAATCCGGGGGCTAGTGCAATGTTGGTTCGTGACCCTTCGGGGGTGTGGTTATTTTTTACAAACTTTTCAAATCCGGGTTCACCAGATTTCCAAGCTATTGATAGGGTGGTTGCACCTTATGCGGGTAATTCTACTAATCAGACAGAACTTATGAATGATAAAATTGTTACGGCTATCGATGGTTCTTATCCATTGACCCCGCTTATCCTATGTGAGTTTGAAAATGATGGTGGGGAGATAGGAAGAAACGGAAATGCGTATGGTGAACTGGATGGTGTGTTTCATATTACTGGTTTTAATCAAACATCAGAGAATACGCTAGTGATCGGGCCTGATACTTACATTGTTTTTCAGGATGTTTACCGACTAGCGTTTATGAATTTTATGGCTTTGAGGTTAGACACATGAGTTATCAAACAGGTACGGCACTTCATATTGATGATCTGCTTGCAAAGCTATCTGTCTTTGCTGTTGCAAATGGTTGGACGGAGAATAAAGTTGTAGCAGGAACGGGAGATGGTGCAAGCTCACAAATGTTTTTATCGAAGGGTGTTACTTTCGCTGTGTTTGAGGCTGTCTTGGATATCACTCACCCCAATGTGTATCATGGTTCTAGTCAAAACCTAGACCACCCCTTTCTACGACAGTATGTAGCGACTGGTTACAATGGTGCTTTTGCTGTCAATGCTCAGCCGGGAACATCCCTGCAAGTAACAACAAATTGGTTGCTACCTAATTTCGTTGCCTATCATTTTTTCACTGACCCGACTAAAGAGTATTTGCATATAGTCGTGGAAGTTACTGCTAATGAGTTCAGACATATTCATGTAGGGTTGCTAGATAAGATTGGGGCTTTTGATGGTGGGCAATATAATCAAGGTACTCGTCCTGATCAGTTTTTTACAAGAATAGATGACCCCTCAAACTTTCAACACGCTTATCCTTGGACTAAGATAGGCAATGGTACAGGGTCTAATCAATTTCTTCGTGCTAATATTGATGGTGTTGATTGGAAAACCACTGCTGCATTAGATACTACTTCCGCATGGACTCCCCCTATGAGACATGCAGGACAGGGAGAATGGTTAGAGAATCATTTTGATGCTCGGTCTTCTGGTCTCCCCAGAACTACCCAACCGAATAGATTTAATTCAACAGTTGTCCTTTTTTCCATACCTTGTTTTATTTCTAGGAGTGCGACACAGAGAGCACCAGTAGGTAAACCGTTTGATCTTAGGGTAGCTAATATAAAAAATGTCAGTCCGTCTTCAACGATTACATTTGGTGCAGATGACTGGTTGATATTTCCAATAGTACAAAAGAAAGAACCCACACTGCGGGATGAGCTTCCAAATTCAGGTTGGTTGGCGTTTGCCTATTTGAAGGTTCCATAATGGTTGATTTTGTAGATGTTTCCCCGATCTTCAAAAATCCTTTTGAGGGTACGCAACCTGTTCTGTTTAGTGGGCAAGATGCTTTCCCTATACCTATCTTTGTTAATTCGGATGATTTCTTTGGGGATTTAACTGACAACAGACCAGTAGATGTAGAAGGCTCTTTGCAGGTTGGTCAAGTTTGTCCGGGATTTGTTGAAGATTTTTACAACAGGGTTCATGTCACTCCAAATGTCTTAGAATTGGGTAATCTTGTTAGTGCTCAGGTTAGAACCTTTGAAGTATGGAATGCATTTTTTGCCAGTAACAATAATATTAGTTTGATTGCTCAAGGTGATACATCGGGAATTATTCTGACTGAACCTGCGATTCCCCCCACATTATATGCTGCTCTTGAAGCTAAGGAATATTCTTTGGACATTGGATTAACTGGCCCACCAACAATTGATGTTGTTTATACGTGGTTATTCGATACAGAAAGTAGAACCCTTATACTCACTGGACAACGGGTAATTATTTGGGCGTTTTCACCAGATTGGAGTGATGCTGTAGTTGAACGCTATGAATTTTTAACCCAGATAATTGAAGCGGATGATGGTTCTGAAAATAGGAACAGGCTGAGAACCCATCCCCGAAGAAGTTTGGAGTACAGAATTTTAATTGACTCAGATGATAAGCGTTGGCTTGAACTTTATCTTTGGTCATGGAAGGCAAGATTATTTGCGGTTCCAATTTGGACTGACTGTGCTCGCACTACCACACTAACCCCTATCGGGGATTTTGTTATTGATATTGATACCACTGATTTCACATCTTTTAAAGTGGGGGGCATTGCAATTTTCTTTATAGATCAACGAACAACTGAAGCTGTTGAAATTGCTTCGATTGGCGCGACTACTTTGGTGTTAGCAAGAGCAACCTTACAAGCTTGGCCCATCGGTTCAAGAATATATCCTGCTCTCGCAGGTAGAATGGTGGAAGATCAAAGTCTTACCCAACCCACTGCTGACATTGATCTGCTATCCATAAAATTTGATTTTGTGGATAATGAAATTATCCCTGCGGTTGATTCCCCCACTGCTTACCGAGATGATTTTGTACTTGAGAAAACCCCCAATCGTGTAACTGATCTGTCTTTACTATATCAATCTAAATATGGGTTAGTTGATTTTGGAATTGATGTACCCTTTGTTGATGATCGTTCTGGCTATCCAGATGTTGTAACTTCATTTGAATTTGTAGAAGAGAGTAGGGAACAAATTTGGTTCTGGAAAGAATGGATGCATTCCCGTGCGGGGAAACACACAAGATTTTATTTTGCTTCTCAGTCAAAGGATTTTATCCCACTAAAAGGGATAGACTCTACTGATGGATCAATTACTGTTCAGGATTATGAGTATAGAAACTTTTATAATTTCGCTTTGGGCAAAAGAGATATAGTGATCTTTGCACATACAGGTGAAATATTTTATAGAAGAATAACCAGTGCGGTTTCGACAACCCCCGGAGAAGAACTACTTGGTATTGATGCCCCCACGGGTTTCACGATTACATTAGCTAACCTTAAACTGATTTCCTTTTTACATCCATGCAGGGTAGATGCTGACTCAATGGAATTTGCGTGGGACAGCACAGAGATATCACATGTTTCATTCCCAACTAGGGTACTAGCAGAATGACTTTTGCAGCACAAGAAACGGGTCACGGTTATCCGATTGAAATTTATGAGTTCAAACGTGGGGTATCAGAATCCTTCCATCTGACTTCCCATAATGAGCCTGTTGTTTTTCAATCTAATACTTATTTACCCACCCAATTAGAACGGGCAAGTGTTGAACAGAACACAGAAATAGAACGGGCAGAGTTGAAGTTAAAGATTCAACGGGATGCGCCGATACTAAATAATTTTGTGGCTTTTCCCCCTACTGAGATTATGACCCTTACGATTTTTAGAAAACATGGAAATGATCTTCTTGAAGAATTTATTACCGTCTGGAAGGGTAGGGTACTGACCGTTGAATGGTCTGGGTCTGAGGCTTCAATTGCCTGTGAACCAATATTTACCAGTTTGAAAAGACCGGGACTACGAAGAAAAATGCAAGCCCAATGTCCACATATTTTGTATGGGGCAGAATGTGCCTTGAATAATTTAGCGTTTCAGGTTATCGGTACGGTTTCAAGCTTTGCCCTAAATGTTGTTTCTGCCCCTGAGTGGGTTGGTGTGGCAGGTAATTT